CCAGGATTCCAGGTTTGTGTCAATATAAGAAACGCATCTGGATCGTTCCTCATCCAGATCAATGGCACGGGTTATTGGTGTTTGCTTTACCGTGAACAATTACACCGAGGAGCAAGTCCTCAAGATCAAAGGCATGATCGGCAAGTGCAACGTATTCTACGTTTGCTTCGGTCGTGAGGTCGCCCCGGAAACTGGAACGCCTCATCTCCAAGGTTATCTTCAGATCAGAGCCGCCCGAGTACAGTATGACCGTCTCAAAGCAGCAATGGGCGGCAACGGGCACTTCACCGGAGCTAAGGGATCCGATCAGCAGAATTATGATTACTGCTCTAAGGATGGTGACTTCTGGGAAGCCGGTGACCGTGCAGAGTGCGCAGGGCAAAGCAAAGGTAAGAGATCAGATCTCGATGAAGTTAAGAGTGCTATCGCTGAGGGTCAGAGTTATGAAGAGATTTGTGAGACGCATTTTTCTACTGCCGCAAAGTACGGTCGATTTATTCAAGAACGGGTCAATGCGCAGCAAGAGAAGACTGGCCGCGCCTCCTTGCTCTCGGACTACGAGGATGTGTCCTGGAAGCAGTGGCAGCAGGATGTGCTCGATGTGATCGACGGGACTCCGGATCGCCGTCAGATTCTTTGGGTTTGGGATCAGACGGGGAACGTTGGGAAGAGCTATTTGGCCAAGTATCTGGCGCTGTTCCACAATGCGCTAGTGATCGAGAACGGGAAGAAGGTCGACATGGCGTACATCTTCGCCAAGATGAGCCCGACGCCTCCGGTGGTTGTCTTCGATCTGAGCCGGACGGTGGCGCCGACGGAGGGGAAGGACTACCTTGCTGGGACCTACTCTTTGTGCGAGAACTTGAAGAACGGAATGCTGACTACGACCAAGTACGACAGCCGGGTCATGACGTTCCCGGTACCGCACGTGATTGTCTTCGCGAATTTTACGCCGGACTTCACTAAATGGAGCCGGGACCGATACAACATTCTCCAAATCGACGGGCCGACCTACACGCCGCCGCAGAGCCCACGCGCTTAAGGATCTTTGTAGTAAAGCCTCATGTATGCCGCGCACGATGCGATGTTGTCTGTAGTGAGTGTAGAATACTGTTCATAAGGAATGACGTAGAATGCGAGAGGTTTGCCGGTGATATTCTGAGCTGTAGTATCAAAGGTGATATTCCCGCGCTTATTCTTAATGAATAGCTTAATGCACTTGGTTGGCTCCTTGCGCATCCCTTCACTGGGATTAGACCACCAGCCACCGCCGTCCGATAGCTTGAACGTCTTGTCATAGAGAAAGCGCACACCCTTGTCCGTATCCGGCGGCAAGAGCATGACATTACCCTCCGCATAGTGATCCGGAATCTGAAAAGGATTAAACCTACTAGAAGTAACATCGGGGCCAACACACTTGGGCAGTTCGGCAACGATTACCCGATACATAGTATGAGGCCGATCCCACTTGCTTGCGAGATACAAGTTTAGCTTAATACCACGAGGAACAATCTTATCCCCGATCCGTTGATTACGCTCGGTCCCCTTAACAATCTCACGCCATGGATTGAATAAGTGATCAATAGACATGACATATCCAGGAAATAGCAGCTCCAAACTACCGCAGTTATGATATAGCTGCTCGTTTTCGACTCCGATGTTGAAAAACTTCGTCTCCGCTGTCTTCAGAACCGCTGCTTTCACTTTCCGATAAAAGCTCTTCCGACCCTTCATACGACGTGACCTCCCACGATACTTCCTCTTGAAGCGACGTGAGCCCCGATACTTCCGTTTGTACGCCATTCATGAAGTAGAAAGAGAGAGAACGAAAAGATGCTTATATAGAGGATGAGCAATGAGCAGAGGTGGGGGGTAATAATATTGCCCCCACCTCTGTTCAACCTCTGCTCGGACCGTTATCCATAACCCTGACCCACTAAAAAACCCCTCTCGGACGGGCCTAACCCTAACCGAGCAAAATCAACAATTCCAGGATTCCAGGATTCCAGGTTTGTGTCAATATAAGAAACGCATCTGGATCGTTCCTCATCCAGATCAATGGCACGGGTTATTGGTGTTTGCTTTACCGTGAACAATTACACCGAGGAGCAAGTCCTC